ATGATGCATTTATTCAATCTGGAAGAAATAACATCAATGCTATTAATAATGCGGCTAATCCACAAGTAGCAACTGAAATTGAAAATAGTATGTCAGGTGCATATATTATAGCACAAAGTGGTGGCATAAACAATAAAACAAGCAAACGTGCATTTGACTATGATTATTATATAGATGACTTAAAAATTCACACAACTACTAATGCCAAAGCAAAGAAAACAGCATCAAATGATACAGAAATGTCATTTAACATTTATGAACCATATGGTTTTTCATTCATAACAAAATTAAATAATGCAGCGGATATATTAAAAAAGAAAAGTAAATTAAAAGATTATAAAAGTTTATCTAACTCTACTAAACAATTTTTTGTGTTAGGAATTAGATTTCAAGGGTATGATGAAAATGGTAAAGAGATATCAGCAGTCTCTACTTATAACCAAGATACATTTGATGTGACAGGTGATTCGGGTGGAGTATTTGAAAGATTTTTTGATATAAGAATTACTGATTTTAAATTTAAACTTGACGGTAAGATGACAGTATATAATATTACTGCCGCAACAGTTGCACCCAAAGCAGGATTTGGTGTAAAGTATGGTAGGATAGATAGAGGTGCTAGAGTAGAAGGAAGTACAGTAGAAGATGTATTACGAGGAACTAAAGGTTTATTAACATCATTAAACGAACAACAAGTATTACAAACTAAGAAGAATGGTGAAGGTAGTATAGCAAATGTATATAAGCTTAGATATTTAGGTACTGCTGAATCAGAAATAGGAGCTGCATCTATTGTAAGTATTGCTGATTTGGATAAATCTAAGTTGCCAATGAGTGTGGCCGAAAATATTAAACAAGTAAATGATGCCGTATCAGTATCAGCCATACCTAATACTAATAGCAGAACTATTACATTTGCAAACGATGTCTCTATAATGCAAGCTATAGGATCAATTGTTTCTCAAAGTAGTTATTTAGAAAACGCATTGACTGAAGTAATAAAATCTGATACTGAACCTCCACAACCGGGACAAGGTACTGCTACAGTTAAAGATCCTAACCCAAGAACAATTAAATGGTACAATTTAGGTGCAGAAGTTAAATGTTTGGGTTTTGATAATATAGTAGGTGATTTTGCTTATGAAATTACCTACGTTATACAACCATATGAAACCCCAATGGTTACTAGTCCATATGCAGGTAAAACATCAAAATATTATGGTGCTCATAAAAGATATGAATATTGGTTCACTGGTAAGAATTCAGAAATATTAAACTATGAACAAGCAATGAATAACTCATATTTTTTACCAGCAATGAATCCAACTGGTTCTCCTGCTAGTCAAGGTGGTGGCGCAGATATTGCTACCGTGCCAGGCAAACGACAAAATGAAGATAGAACTGGTAAACTTGATATAGGTAAAGAAGCACAAAATTCTTATCTAACAAGTTTATATGATCCTGGTTCGTATGCTACTGCAAAGATTACTATATTAGGAGACCCTGATTATCTAATGCAAGATAGTCCTAGTTCAATCAATCAAGTATATCGTCAATTTTATGGCAAGGGCTTTACTATTAATCCAAATGGTGGGCAAGTTTTTATTGAGATAGATTTCAAAGAAGCGGAAGATTATAATAATGATACTGGATTATTAACTGTTAATGATTCTATATTATTTTGGAAATATCCTAAGGAAATAGCATCACAAGTTAAAGGTGTGAGTTATATGTTAGTTGAAGTAATAAGTAGTTTTTCAAAAGGTAAATTTACACAAGAGTTAGATTGTGTTATAAATCAGTTTTCTGATATCACAAATAAATCTGATAAAAATGCGGCAGGTAGACCATCTAATGTAGAAGAAAATGTGTTTGATACTAGGCAGAGTATACAAGAAAATGTGTTTAATCCGGCACAAGATGTACAAGAAAGTGTCTTTGATCCAACTGCCGGCGGTATATCAGGCGCCGGATCTAACAACACAAACAAATCTCTTAATTCAGGTTCGGAAGCAAGAGATGATGGTATAATAGATGCTAATAAACAACCTGCAAATAGCGATGGTGGAAGAGAAGAACCTGTTGTAGGAAGACCAAGGGGCGGGGCATAATATATGGCATACGATGAAATAAAACCTAGAGGTAGTACTAAAGCAAGTCAACCAGACGCTGGCGGTGCAGTATTACGTAGCGTACCACTATTTGGTATTGTTAAAGATAACATAGATCCTATTCGTTCTGGTAGACTACAAGTATACATTAGTGACTTGGGAGGACTAGATCCAGATGATAGTAATTCTTGGGTAACTGTTAGCTATATGACGCCCTTCTATGGAGTAACTACGCCTTCAAGTGCAAATACAGGTTACGGAGAATACATCAAAAACCCTAACAGTTATGGTATGTGGAATAGTCAACCTGATTTGGGTACAACTGTTATATGTATATTCATTAATGGTGATCCTAATTATGGATTTTGGATAGGATGTGTACCACAACCAGAAGCATTACAAATGGTTCCTGCAATTGGTGGTACAGATAATATTGTAGCAAATGCAGGTGAAGCAAAAGGATTGGGCGGAGCTGTTAGATTACCTGTAACTAATCTTAATAGCAATAATGCAGGAATAGCAAACAGTAATAAATTTTTAACTGATGCTAAACCTGTACATAGTTATGTTGCTAGTATATTGGCACAACAGGGTTTGATTAGAGATCCTATTAGAGGAGTTATTGGATCAAGCGCCCAACGTGAAACTCCATCACGTGTTGGCTGGGGTGTAAGCACACCAGGTAGACCTATATATGAAGGTGGCTTTACTGATGAAACAATTGCTAAGGCCGCAACAAGTGGTAAATCAACTGGATTAAAAGTTGTTGCTCGTAGGGGAGGACATACTTTAGTAATGGATGATGGAGATATATTAGGTCGTGACCAATTAGTAAGACTACGCAGTAGTTTAGGACATCAAATATTAATGAGTGATGACGGGCAAACATTATTCATTATTCACGCTAACGGACAAAGTTATATTGAGTTAGGTAAAGAAGGCACAATTGATATGTACTCTACCAACTCATTTAATGTAAGAACACAAGGTGATTTGAATTTACACGCTGATAATAATATTAATATTAATGCAGGTAAGGCACTAAACATAAGTGCTGATACTATTGCAATTAATAGCGAAAAACAAACCACACACAAAGTTGGAACAGATTTCAGTTTATATGCCTCTGGTACATATACAACTAAAGTAGATGGTAAGATGAGTTTTGCTAGCGCAGCCGATTCATCATTTTATAGTGATTCTATAACATATTTTAACGGTAGTAAGATTAATTTAAATACAGGAGCATCAAGTTTAGTTCCTCAAGAAGTTAAACCATTACCAGTAGTAGCACATACTGATACATTAAATGACGCTACTAAGGGTTGGTTAGCGGCACCGGGCAAATTATTAAGTATTGTAAGTAGAGCACCTGCACATGCACCATGGTCTAGTGCTAATCAAGGTGTGGATGTTAAAGTTAATAACAATGCAAGTGCGGCATTACCGGCTGCACCAAGTTCAGCAGTAGCGGCCGCAAATGCCAGCGCAGACTCACCCATTACTCCAGTAACTGTTGCAGTTGCTGCCACTGTGCCTCCATCGGCAGCTATTAGTGCGGCATTAGATAAGAACACAACGGGTACAATGGTTGGGCAAATATCTACGTTGGCTGCTACAGGACCCGCGGCCGCTGCAGTGAAATTGGGTGCAAGCGCAGTAGAAACAGCAAATGGCGCTGTTGCGGCAGTAGGTGCAATGGCACAAAGTCCAGCACAACTTGAAGCAGGTGGTGTAATTAAACCAGGAGCGGCAGCATTAGTTGAAAAGAATATAAAAGATGGTATGTCTATAACAAAGGCATTAACACCAAACTTGTTTACAGGAAAAGATGGAGCGGCAAATTTAACTAGCTATGTAAATAATCCCGTAGCACAAGTAGCAACACAGGTTGCTACTTTCACGCAAGCACAAACAGCACTAACACAAACTGGATTAATTACAGGTAAAGAATCAGGTACAGCTATAGCAGGATTGGTAATGTCAGCCGCTACAGCCGGTATACAAAATACTGTAAATTTAGTTAGCAACGCGGCAGGTGCAGTAGTAGGAGCAGTTAATGGAGCAATATCAAATGTAGTAGGTGCGGCAACTGGAGCATTGAATACTGTATTAGGATCAGCCGCAAGTTTAGTTTCTGCAGGCAATTTTGCAGGTAATTTGGCATCCACTGTTACAGGTGGTTTAAGTAGTATTGCAACTTCACTAACTGGTATGGCAAAAGGTGCCGTTGCTGGTATATCAGGATTATTAGATAGTGCTAAGGGCATTGCCGGTAGTGCATTTTCGGCAATTAGCGGTGCGTTACCAACACTAGCTGTTGGTGTCCCGCAAAATATTAAAGACATAACAGAAAAAGCACAAGCGGCCGCCCAAGCTCCGGCAGCGAATTCATTAACCGGAGCATTAAACTCAGTAACAGGTGGAATAACCGGAGCAATAGGTGCAGTAACAGGTGGGATAACTAGTGCAATTAGTGGAGTAGTAGGGTCAGTTACTAGTGGAATAACCGGAGTAGTAGGTGCAGTAACAGGAGTAGCATCTGGATTATTAAAAACAGCGACGGGTATAACAGCAAATCTATCTACTGGTTTGGGATCATTACCGGGAGGCGGAGCTGTATCGGCAGTAGTTAATAATGCAGTTGGTGCAATTAATAGTGTGCCGGGAGTTAGTGCAGTAACAGGATTAATTGGTCAAGCAACATCAATCACAAATGGTATATCTAGTTTAACATCAATTAACCCACTAGCATCTTCAGGTGCATTAAATGCAATTACAGGTGCAGCCGGATCGTTAACAAAAGGGTTAGATGATTTAAAGAGTGGTAAACTATCATTAGCATCATTAGCATCTGCTGGTCTACCAGCTGGCGCAGCCGCACAATTAAATGCCGCAATAAGTTCAATGAGTTCAGGAGGTGCAGTACAAATTAAATTACCAACAGTAGCTATTAATACCACCGATAGAGGAGAATTAACTCAATCAATAACATCGTTATTGGGTAGTGCAAAGATACCGATGCCAAACTTTGAAGGTAATCCGGCTACATTGGGAACAACTCAATCTGAAAGTAGTATTGCAGAATATAATAAAACAACAGAAGAAATTAACACACTAAATGATAAACGATTTGACTTACAAAAAGAACTAAACGATGCTAGATATGCTAGTACTAAAGCTAAAACTGAATTACCTGCAGGCGATCCAAGCATTGCAAGTGCAGAAGCGGCTCTCAATACTGCTAGAGAAAATATAACTAATTTAGATAAACAAATTGAAGATTTAAGAAAAAAAATAAATGCGTCAGCTACCGCTAGCGGCTCCGTGACAGCATAACATAAATACAGTAGAGGATAATCATGCCAACATACATTGGATTCAGTACAATTAACGCTAACAAGCCCCGATCTACTAATTTACCAGCGGGTATTGCAGGTGGTGTGGGCTCTATGGTACAACCAGTTATTCCTGGTAAAAAGTTTAGGTTAGTTGACCAACAATTAGTTATACAAGATTTCATTAATGCATTGAATATTCAACAAGGGCAAAAAGTTGGAAACCCGGGATATGGAACTACTCTTTGGAGTTTTGTTTTTGAGCCTAATACGTTTGATGTACAGAACAAATTAGAAACAGAAATCAGACGAGTAGTTAACCAAGATCCAAGAATGATAGTTAATACTGTTAGCGCATATCCACAAGAAAACGGTATATTACTTGAAGTAGAACTAGCTGTTGCACCTTTTAATAACGCAGAAATTCTTAGTGTTTTCTTCAATAATAGTACAAATACCGCAGTAATTCAATAATCTTCAAAAAATGGTGTTTTCATTTAAGATAAATACTTAAAAGAGAACACCACTATGGCAACCAGCTCACGACAATCAGCATTATTCGGCGTTAACGATTGGAAGGCAATCTATCAAACCTTCCGTGAAGCCG